CTTCAATATTGCCTCCTTGTTCTACGAAAATTCTGATAAGCTCTGTTTTGGTGTATCGCTTGAAGTCAAGGTTTATTTTAATTTTTCTTTCCTCTGTCCAATGTTGTTTTTGATAGAGATAGTTCAAAAGCTGTTCATAGATATCTGCAAACACCGGAGACTTATCAAGAACTCTATCCCCAGCTGTAGCACCCAGGCAGATTTCATTTCCATAATTGGAGGCAATTCCAATAAGATACATGTTCCGTAATGGAATAATTTTATCTTCTCGTTCCCACTTGGACAGGTCCAGTTTATCAATGATTACGTCTCTGGGAAGACGCTTTATTTCCTCTTGTGAGTACTTTGTATTCATATCTACATATAGTTTCACATCTGGTTTCCAAATCTTGTCTATTAGCCAACTATCCATGCCTCCCGAGTAAAGGAGTACTTTGTTATTATAAGAATTGTTTTGCATACTGTTGAAATTTAATCCATTCATTAAAATTGTGACGATTTACTAAATCGTGGTTAGCCACTCGCATACCTTTAGGGGGATTGTGATAAACCATCTTATTATTCTCAAATACGTAAACTTGGCCATACTTTGCACCGGCCAGCCATGTGGTACTATCAACACTATCAAAGTTTAAAAAAGGGAGATAGTTTGTATTAGTAAAACCAAGCCCATGAATACGAGCATTTGCTTTATGAGCTTGATCTATAAACCACTTTAAGATCATCGGATTCTGTCTGATCCGTCGTCCTTCCTCCATAGCTGAAGTCGTACCAATAGCAACATAGCTATAGTTTTCGCACATTTGGAGAAAATAATCTTTTCCTCTATTAGCATGCCAGACAGGAATAGGCTGACGACCTGTTCTGTCTTCTAGATAACGACGGTAGTATTCGACCTTTTCCAATCCAACCACAACGTCTATATCAAGTTCAAAGAATTTCTGAATATTGTTCTGAATAATAAAGTTTGCATACTTTTTTACGTATGTATCCCAATCAAAGTTATTATTCTTACCGGAGAACGCAGAGAAAGCACCACTATCAAGGATATGTTTTTCTTGCTTTACATACTCACCATATTTACCGGATTTGTGTTCCCAAAATGAGCTAAGAAGATAAATATTGCTTGTATCAAGTTTCCATCTTCTAGCACTAGATTTAAAACCTGCCAAATATAGTATCATATTTCGACGGCTTTACCGCAATGCGGGCAAACAATAACTTTCTTTTGTTTCTCCGTCTTGTCGGATCCTACAAAGAAACTATCTATATCGGCAGGAATATCATCAAAAGGAATATCCATTTTCCAGTCTCCAAGTTTATCAATATCGAAATCTTCCACAATAGCAGAGAAGTTAAAACGAGAAGTATCGGAAGTATGATTATCTGCCAAGGCTAGCAGTTTTCTCTTTTCATCTTCCGTAGATAAATCTTTGCGTCTAATAACAATGAGCTCCGTTCCGTCAGACTCTACAATACGCACTTTGAGACCTAACTTTTGAGCTTCCTCATACACGCCGTTTCCAGCGATTAACACATTGTCACGGTCGGCCAATACGGACCGACCGGCTCCACATTCAACGAGGCTTTTATGAATAAGCCGCTTGTTTTCGTCCCCATGGATACGATAGTTCCGGGGATCAATCTTAATTTCTACTTTTTCTTCCATGACCAAGGAATTTTCACTAAAATATAGTTTCCCCGGCTATTTTCTTTCTAATAAGTTCCTGCACTCCGTTATAAATCTCATATAGTTGTTTCAATGTTTCCGGACCTTCCCAGTCGGAAAAATTACCGTCCTGGAAGAAATGAAACTCAAAAACACGAGCTGCTACTGGACCTAAATCAAGGCTTTCAAATGTATCTCTTACTAAATGCAGTTTATTTAGTATTTCAGTATTTCTATCTTCTGATTCATCCGGGATATCTTCAATATCCAGCCTTGAATAATCTACATTATCGTCCACAGGCAGGGGCTTGTATCTACTCCTATACTGTGAAGTAGGAGAGGATGCGTTTAGCTTTATCATCTTCAAAACAAAGAAATCAAGCTCTGTATAGCCATTTTTTTTTGTTTCAAGTAGTTTGTCAAGCAACCTGTTTTTCTTTTGAAGGAGCGAACAAATAACCTCATTCAAGACATCTGTCGCTTCATCAGGAATGCCGGCAAGCCCACAATGATACAAAGAGTAATCAAGCCAGCGTTCGTAGCGTTTAGTTATGTAATTATTTACTGCTTTACTTGCCATAAGCACAAAGATTTTATATATTTGCTGTTCCTAATAGCTATAAGCTTTGTGCTTATGAGAGTGGTTGGCGAAATTACGCCAGCCGCTTTTATTTTTGCAGTTCTTCGTACACCAAAAGCACACGTTTACATCTATGTGCCTCTTTTAATTCCTTTCGATATACTTCGATATCATCCGTTAAATCTTGTACTCTGTTAACTACGGACTTGTTTAAAATGCTATCTATTAACTCAACTCTTGTAACTTTGTATTTCATATTGTTTCCTCCCAGTCATAGTTCCATAATCCTAATTTTCCTCTTACATTTTCAATTGGCTTTTCAAAGAGAACGGGATTAGTGAGTACCCAGTGAGAAACACCTTTATCCGCCCATATTGAGGGATGATTTTGCACACAGTCTACAATCTTTACACTACCGATGATGGAGCCAAAAGGAAGATCGTTGAAACCTATACGGCTTATAGGTGTATTGAGCACCTTTAATCTTTGGCTTGGCTGTAAGCAACCAAACTTAGCAATATCTCCCTTTGCACTTGAATGTATAAGTACACGTCCACGAAAATTTGTTTGCCAACTCCGGTTCTCAATATCTTTGATACCGTGAACGATCAATGAGGCCCACGGCTGTTTTACTGTCAATACTTTAACTCTCATTTTCTTTAGTTTTAGCAATGTTATAATTACACAAATACATCCCGATATCCATTTCGGCTACATCTGGAGGAGGAATACTTTCACCGTAAATCTTACGTAGAGCCTCTTTATTGCCTCCCCATGCTTTCCAAAGCACCATGGGCTCATACTTATCAGGCAGATATGGAAATAGCTCACAGAAGGTCTTGAAGTCCTGTTTTGCTTTTTCTCGTTCTTTTCTGGTATTTTGAACTCCCGTTACGATATCTTTAATCAAGTTCTCATTACGGGCATAGCCAGTTTCAGCCTTTTTTCGTACAAGTTCATTTTCTCTATGCTCAATTTCGCGTCGCCTGTCTTTACAAAATTCGACAAGTGCTACCATGATCGCTTGATTATTGATCTTCGATCCCCAGACGAATTGTCCGCGGCTGCCGTTCTTTAGCTGGGAGAAGAAGATACATAACTCGGCTAAATTCAGGTACCAGTAGCTAGATAGTATCGACAGGGCTGTTTCTGCCAGCTGGGCATTAGTCAACTCAACACCGGCATATCTCAGCACAGATTTCAAATGCTCGGTAATGATCTCTACCGATGTTGAGTTGCTAAAGCTCCTGTTTACGTCTGCCAAAGTGGGTATATTCTCTGCATTAGCCACATCTGACAATGAGACATTACAGTTTAGTTGTGCGATTGTACCGCTCCATTCAGCGACCAATTGAGAGGCTGTCGATCCAGCTTGTAAGGCCTGCTGTATCGGCGTTAGTTCCTTTCTGATTGCTGTCTTCTGGACAATCTGTGACGGACTTAGCACTACCTGCAGTTCTGTTTTTATTAGTTCTCCGTTCATCTTTCTTGTTTTTAAGCTCAATTTTCAACCAACTAGCAAAATGGGACATAGCATCTTTGGGAGACTTCGCTGTTTCGCCTTTATTCTGTTGCTCCATGAAAAACTGCTTCAAATACTCGTAAAAAGCTTCTAGTGTAAAGTCATTGTAGCCGGAAGAACGAGTATTCATCGTTACTGTTTCCGCCCATGATTGATTTGATTTAAGTTCAGCATAGCAATCATCTAAGGACTTATCGAAGAAGCTATCCGCCGGAAAAAGTTCTCCCACGCGTATATGTGGGGGAGAAGATTTTCTTTTATTTACTTTACTTTGTTCATTATCACCTACATTTATTGAGTTATTGACGTCATTAATCCAAAAATCAGGGATAATTTCAACATCTTTCCTTTTTGAAGTGCAGCTTTTAAATCTATTTTGAATACCACGGGAAGATAAAATATGGAACTTTCTATACAGGGTGTTATCGAATAATTCCACTTGTAGGGCCTTCTTCACGACTTCACTTACAGCGCCCTCGGATACCCCGACTATATCAGCAATATCAAAAGGCATTTCTTTGTCCCACACGATGTAATACCCTTTATCCTTGTAGATATTACATAGCAGGCAAATTAGTATAGTGACGGAATTTGGGCCACAAGCATTTATTATCTTGCGTACTTTCCTATCGGATAAGAAATCTGTATCTAACGGAAAATAATCCAGTCCCTGTTTTAATGGTCTTGCCATATTTAGATCTTTTTTATGCCGTCAGCTTTTGACGTATTAAGTTCATATTCTTTGTTACGAGTCCGATAATGCGTTCATGATACTCGGTGTTTTGGTTACAGACACCACGAGATTGAACAATACTTAACGTCTTCAAATTGACCTCGACTGTTTCAACATGTTTCTTGCCTATTCGGGCAGAAAGAATGAGTGAATCCTTTTCTTTATAATATTTATTTGTAAAGACGCAATGGTGCATGATTTCACCTTCTTGTTGAAACTCTTCAATACTTTTGAGCGGTACTACGACT